ATTACCACTTGGGGAATTTTTTACCCCAACGAAGGGAAAGACACCCACATCATTTTGTTAGACTCTGTCAAAGGTAGATGGGATTTTCCAGAATTAAAGCAGGTTGCTAAGAAGCAATTGTTAAAACACAAACCCGACAGTGTTATTATTGAGGCAAAGGCATCGGGTACACCATTAATTCAAGAATTAAGAAGATTTGGAGTTTATGCTACAGCATTCTCTCCGAATAAAGGCATGGACAAACATGTTCGGTTAAATTCAGTCTCTCCTATATTTGAAGCTGGACATGTTTGGCGGCCTGACACAGAGTGGGCTGAGGATTTACAAGAAGAACTGGCATCGTTCCCCTTTGGAGAGCACGATGACTTGGTTGACGCGACAACCTTAGCTCTGATAAGATACAGGGAGGGTAACTTTGTTCGATTATATGATGACGACAAGGAACTAGATATGCCACGGGAAAACATAAAATATGAGTACTACTAAAAAATTAATCAATCCTGAAGACAGGAGACTAAAACAAAAATTAACGCCCAAGCAAATGTTGTTTGTCACGAACTATGTCCAAGGAACGCTGACAGGTAAAATGTCTGCGGCTGAAGCGGCACGCAAAGCGGGGTACGCGAACGACCGAGCGCGGCAAACGGCTCACGAACTGCTGAACCCGAACAGGAATCCCTTTGTAGTAGAGGCAGTTAACGAGATGAAGCAAGACCTCTATGAGACGGCTGGCGTTTCGATGGCCTCGCACCTCTCTTCGCTGAAAGAGATCCGCGAAGCGGCGATGGAAAACAAACACTATTCGGCAGCGGTCAATGCGGAAGTCAATCGCGGTCGAGTGGCAGGCTTCTACGATACAAAATTAAAAGTGGAGAACTCTCTTGATAGTATGTCGAAAGAGGAACTCATTAAAGTTTTGCAGAACTACGATAAACTTGGTATTAATCAAGAACGAGGGTTGATTGTTCAAGACGATATGGATCGCGAACAGCGGCTCGTGGAAGGTGATTAATGGAAAACTTACAAAACATCGAGTGGATTCAAAGAGCATTAGACCCATCGACTCCGATGTTGGATAATCAAACAGTTCGAACAGAATACAGTGAGGTAGATGGTAAAATAATTCTCTATCCCACTATTCGAATGATTGATGGTAAGTTAGTTAATTTAAAAGAAAAAGGAATTGATCCCTTTGAGTATGCATTTCAAAAGGGAGATTTCTTATCCTTTGATACACCAGAAGAAGCACAACAATTTTCAAAAATGTTTAGTGATTTAATAGGCAAGACCAGAAATACAAACAAACGTATTGAGGGTAATGTTAAGGATATATTTTAATGGCTTCTAAGTTTATAATAGATGATGCACTAATTTCTGATATGCTAAATTTTTCGGCGAAACCATCGCCGAGCTACAGACAAGCGGAAGACTATTCCCTAAGAGGATTAGAGTCTCTCCTTATCCCCGATGCGCCAGGCGTACCTGAGGGAGAGGCATACTATCCGCAGACAGCGGAAAGCGGTGACAGTAGATTTAGTATTACTCAAAAAGCACTTGAAGAAGTGGGCAATAGTTTTAAAGGAATTATTGATATGCACAGTGAGGGCATGAAACAATTAGATAAAGATTTTGCCGATGATCCTATTGCAAGAAATGCACTCAAAACTTTGGGGTATATAAGCACAGGATTTAATACTGCTGTAACTGCTGGCTTCTCTCCATTTATGTTAGGCACTGCCTATGTAGGAGATATTGTTGCTAATATCACAGGAGATGAAACTCAGGGTAAACAAATTTTTAGAGACTTAAATACTTTCTTAATTGGTAAGGGTGGAGAGGTGCCCATGTCATTTAAGATACCGTCAAAGAAGGGTGTTGTAGAGGCTATCGTTAATAAGGATGGATCGATTAACGTAGGAAATAAAACATACGGCGGTGATTTAAATTTAACCAGAGCACAGTTTATGGAACTTGTTCGAAGAGAAACATTTGGTTCCGCTGGTCGCGAGACGGGGAACCTGAACCTCGCTCCGCTGAGAGAGGATGGACTACCTCCTCCTACTGTTGAAAAAACAATTATTCCAAAAATAGAGACAAAAGATATTCCAAACAATACCCCCATCAGTGTTAAGCCTATTCCTAAGAAGGTAGCCGTAGACAAAGGAATGAATGAAAACGAGGGAGTCTACATGGCCAACATTGAAGGAAAAAATGTAGATTTAAAAGATACTACCTTTAACACAGGAAATGTTTCTGTTACCCCTGAGGGTATTCCGAAGTTTACTGTACAAGACCCTATCAACAGAGATATTGAAAAAGTAAAGGGAGCTAAATTAACAAAAGTAAATTTATTTAAAAAAGAAGCAGGATGGAATTGGATAAAAAGACCTGATGGAGCAAACGATAAGTTTCTTGTTTCTATTGAGCAGGGAGGAAAACATTACTACACATTGAATAGTGATATTAGCGCTGACGTTCAATTAAAATATTATCCTAATCAAAAAAGCGAGCCTCGATTAAGACCCACTGTGTATGATGATATAATTTTAGGAGAACCAGTAGGAGAGATAGATGTACGAGGAGTAAAGCATCCTGTCTACAATACAATCGAATTAACTCCACCTAAGCAGGCATTAGGGGCGGATGTTACTCCTAAAGATGAAGGTAAAGTACTTCAATTTGAAAAGAAGGAAGAACCACCAAGAGATGAGTCCTCTGGAATGGCTGCTGATTCTGTTCCACCACAATACGGTCCTCCTGCTTTCGATTTAACACAAAAAGTTAAAGAAGAATTTTCCCCTGAAGGTTTCTCAACTTTTAGTACAGATGTAGGTCCTGATTATCAAAGATTAGATGATTTTATTTATGTCAGACCTAGTAATGATCCTATTCAATCTACGATCTACAAAGAACAATTAAATTTTATAGACTCTTTAAAAAAGATTAAAGGAAATCCTAATGCTAAAGTTGTTATGTATAGAGCTGCTCCTACAAAAGAACTTCGAGAGGGAGACTTGTTAACTCCATCTAAAACAGAAGCAAAATTTTATGTTGATGAATCTAAAATAACTAGAGATGATATTAGAAAAGCAGAGAGAGACAGAAGACTTAGTGAAGACGTAGTTGATTTACAAAAAGAAAAAAATATTAAAGCTATAGAAAATATTCAGGATATTTTTGGTGAACAAAAAGTTACTCCCTCTCAGTTATTTAAATATGAACTAGATGCAAAAGACGTTCGTTGGGATGGAGGAAATAGGGGGATATTAGGATGGGGATATTTTCCTTCTAAGGATAAAACTATTTACCATCCTCTTGATAGAGTTTTTAAAAAACAAATAAGGGAAGTATTGTCTACTGACTTATTAAGTCCTCAGTATGTCGCCAAGTTAGAAAAGAATTCTGATATTAGCTGTGGTCAGTGTTATGCGGCAGCAGAGGCTCTGTATCATAAATGGGGAAAGTTTAATGGATTTACTCCAGCAGTTTTAAACAGTAAAACATTTCCCGAAGGATTAGAGGGAAACGAAACTCACTGGTTCTTAAAAAATGAAAAAGGAGAAATACTGGATCCTACAGCAGAACAATTTGGTAATACACCTATTCCCTATAACAAAGGAAGGGGAATGGGTTTCTTAACAAAAGAACCAGCAAAAAATAAAGGTAAAGAAGTTTTAAATAGATTAGGAACCGAAAAGGTAATTCAAACTCCCAGTGGAGTGGTTATTGATTTTGCAAATCAAAAAGGAGTTGAAACAGAGAACGGTCCTCTTGATGATTGGTTAAGACAACATAATTACGATATAAAATATAATTTTCCTGAGAAAAAAGATTTAGGTGATGTAAAAAATATAACAGGAAAAGATCCTCGCTTTTTAGTAGGCTTTACAACAAAAGATGGTAACCAAGGTTATCTTTATGGATATGGTACTGACAAGAATATAGGTTTTATTGAGTACATTGCTAATGTAGGTACTAAAGACAGAGCTAGTACAGAAACACCTCTTCCTCTTAAACCTTCAGAACTAAAAGAAATAAAAAATGAATTACAAAAGCATTATGGCTTTAGGCAATTTGCTGGAGATAGAATCACAGGAGTAAGAAGACAAAATAGAGATCAAGGAGATAATCCAGAAATATTTGCAATAACACCTAAGCCAGAATCAGCGGTTGATTTAATGTTGAATCCTTTCACTGCTGACATTGCTAAATCAGGAAAAATAAAAAAAGAAGACATTGCAAGATTTTTTGATGAAAGACCTACTAGAGATATTAATGATCCTAAAGCATTTAAAGAAATGGTTAACGAAGCAGTTGATGAAATTTATTATCAATTACAACAAGAGGTAACAGGAGAAGGCTGGTATGATGAGGGAGTTAAGAAGGCAATGAAGATAGCTGAAAAAATAAATCCTAAATTTAAAAACAATCCTGACCTAAAAGATTTAATTTTGTTTACAACAGCCATAGCTTCCTCAGGAGTTAGTGTTGGTTTAGATTTTAAAGTTGGATTGCAAGTTGCTGATATATTTGCTGACACTGGTAAAATACCTTTAACAAACCCTTATACTGGAGACGGCTGGACAGTGAGAGGAACTAACTTATCTAAACAATTAAGTCTTGCTAATAATTATATTCAAAAAAATGGTCTTTCAGCTTTCTTAGAATTTTTACATACAGAGATGACAGGTAGAGAAGTACAAAAGTTTAGAAAAGAATACGGTAATTTAGGTCCATCTAAAGGAGTTAAAATGGATGAGATTTATACAGGGGACAGAGCTTTTGGTCCTAAGATTGGTGAATTTATGGCTAATCTGTATGGAACAGCTGATAATAATGTTGTTGATATGTGGAATGTAAGATCAATGAATAGACTTATAGGAGATATGTTTGTTAGAGATAAAAATGGTAAAGTTGTTTTAAATAATAAAGGTGAACCTATTATAAAAGATGGGTTTCCTACTATTACAATGAAGAGAAAATTTGATGAATTTATGCAAGCTGTCGCTAATATCATAGGAAAATCAGTTCGTGACACGCAAGCGATTAGATGGTATTTTGAACAAGGATTATATACAAAGTTAGGAAAAAAAAGTGTACCAAAAGACTACGGAACAGCAGCTCAAGAAGTCCTTGAATCAAAACAATCAAACAACTCCCCTACAGGCGTTTCACAGAGCAAGACTTCAGATATTAAAAGCAAGACACCAACAAAGAAAGCCCAAGGCGGAAGTATAAGCATTCCTGAGAGACGATCTCTTGTAAATGATTCATTAGTTGATATAAACTATATTATTGGAAACATGAACTATGGCAGATAATATAGATAAAGGATTATATCAAACAGGCGTACCTGAACTAGAAATCATCAAATCGGAAACAGAGATAGAGGTAGATGGTCAGCCTATTCCTACTCCTGAGGGAATGGAAATTGAAATGGATGAAGAGGGAGGAGCAACCGTTGACTTCGATCCCATGTCCGCGATCCCCGATGAAGTAGAATTCTATTCTAACTTAGCGGAAGTCTTAGACGATAAAATTTTAGAAACTATATCGGCTGATTTATTGGATGACTTAGAGAGTGATCGAGCATCTAGAAAAGATTGGGAAGAGTCTTACATCAAAGGCTTAGACTTACTAGGAATTAAATACGAACAGCGTACACAACCCTTTAGAGGTGCAAGCGGTGTTACCCATCCGCTGTTAGCGGAGAGTGCTACACAGTTTCAGGCAAGCGCCTACAAGGAATTACTTCCTTCAGGGGGTCCTGTTCGAACTGTTATTATGGGAGAGGAGACTCCCGATAAGTTTGCCAAATCTCAGCGTGTACAAGAGTTTATGAATTATCAGATCATGAACAAGATGGAGGACTACACTCCTGAGTTTGATCAGATGTTATTTTATTTACCGCTTGCTGGTTCTACCTTTAAAAAAGTTTATTACGATGAGTTAATGGATCGAGCTGTCTCTCGATTTATTCCAGCAGAGGATTTAGTTGTTAATTATATGGCATCGGATTTAGATAGTGCCGATAGAATCTGTCAAATCATTAACATGGGTTACAATGATTTTAGAAAGAAACAAGTTTCTGGTTTCTATAAAGATATTGATATTTCTCCTGATAATGTAAACCCATCAGAAACACAAAAAAAGTATGACGAAATAGAAGGATTGAAGCCCAACGAAAGAGATAAGTATGTTCGTTTGTATGAGTTTCATGTTTCATTAGACATCGAAGGTTTTGAGGATGTAGATGAAGCTGGTGAGCCCACAGGAATTAAAATACCTTACATTGTGACTATTGAAGATGGATCCAGTCAGGTAGTAGGTATTCGAAGAAACTACGATAAGGATGATCCAAAGAAAATTAAAAAGCAATACTTTGTTCATTATAAATTTTTACCAGGATTGGGTTTCTATGGTTTTGGTTTATTGCATGTTATTGGTTCTCTTTCTAGAGCAGCCACCTCTATACTACGACAGTTAATTGATGCGGGAGCCTTATCTAATTTACCCGCTGGATTTAAAACAAGAGGATTAAAAATTAGAGATGATGCGGAACCTATTCAACCAGGTGAATTTAGAGATATCGATGCACCGAATGGCGATCTGCGAAACGCTCTCATGCCATTACCTTACAAAGAACCCTCTCAAACTTTGTACAGTCTCTTAGGCTTTGTTGTTCAGTCAGGACAAAGATTTGCAGCGATTACCGATCTTCAAGTAGGTGATGCAAATCAAAACGCTCCCGTTGGAACTACAATGGCATTATTAGAGAGAGGGTCTAAAGTTATGTCAGCGATCCACAAACGCTGTTACTATTCTCAGAAAAAAGAATTTAAATTATTGTTTAAGGTTTTTGGTGAGTATTTACCTGAATCCTATCCTTACGCTGTACAGGGTGCAGATAGAACTATTAAGGCAGAAGACTTCAGTGAGCAAGTAGATGTTCTTCCTGTATCCGATCCTAATATTTTCTCTATGACTCAAAGAGTAACACTTGCTCAAACAGAATTACAACTAGCTCAAAGCGCTCCCGATTTACATAACATGAAGGAAGCATATAGAAGAATGTATGAGGCTTTAGGTGTTAAAGATATTGATGAGATTTTAAGAAAAGATTCACCCAATGAGCCAAAAGATCCAGCAATGGAACACGCTGATTTATTGGATGGCAATCTATTAAAGGTTTACGAGGGACAAGACCACGATGCTCACATTCAAAACCATTTATTGTTTGGAACTAATCAGATGATTCTAGCCAATCCTCCGATGGCAATGAAACTGCAAAAGCATATTTTAGAACATGTGTCTTTAAAAGCAAAAGAGCAGACAATGTTCTTAATACAGCAAGGTCAAGCACCCGAAGAGCAGATGCCTAATATTGTTGCTCAAATGGAAGCTCAATCGATGATGGAGTTAAAACAATTATCACAGCAACTATCTGGAGGCGGACAACCTGATCCTGTGGTACAACTAAAACAACAAGAGTTACAGCAAAGCGCACAAAAAGATCAAATGGATGCTCAACGCGATCAAGCTAAAATACAGTTAGACGCACAAAAGCTTCAACAAAAAGATTCTATCGATAGAGCTAGAATACAAAAAGACTACGACATAGCAGATAAGCGTGCCGAAGTTCAGTACGATAAGATGACAACTCAAACATTAAATCAGGAGAGAAGAGATGCCACTAACCAAAAAAGGCAGTAAGATTAAATCTGCAATGGAAAAAGAATATGGAAGAAAAAAAGGTGAACAGATTTTTTATGCGTCTAAGAATAAGGGAACTATTAAAGGCGTTGAAAAGAAGACTAGGAAAAAGAAGTAATAAGTATTATATTCCTATTATGAACAAAGAAACCGAAAAAAGAGTACAAGCTATTATCAATGAAACTAGAGTTTTTGTACAAGAGCAAGTAGATAAAGGTATTAATCTTGTTGAATTAGCACAAGTTATGTTAGCGATGAGCAGAGAAACAATGGTCGATGCTTATGGTGAATACATTGCAGATTCATATATTTCTAACCAAATATCACGGTTGCAAAAAGAAGAAAATAGTTTAACATTACACTAATGGCTAAAAAACTAACAAAAACAGTACCACCCAAAAAAGGACCTGTGTCTCAGGGATACAATATTCAACCAGGTAAAATTATGCCTGTTGGATCTGTTCCAGAAGACAAGAAGCACAAAAAAGGGTATGGAGTTGCTTCTAAGGGACTTAAATTCGAAGGAGTATTCTAATGAAAAAAATATGGGATTGGACATTTGGTTTATGGAATAAACTAAATACACACGCAAAATGGATAGTTGCTATCGTAGTAGCTGTTGCAGTCTACCAATGGTGGATTGCATAAATCAATAAATGCTTTCAAAATTATTAGGCGGATCTTTAGTGGAAACTGTCGGTAAAGTTATCGACAGTGTCCACACTTCTGAAGAAGAAAAAGGTCAAATCAAAATTAAACTTCAAGAACTAGAAAACGAACTCAATAAAAAGCAAATGGACATCAATCTTGCTGATGCTCAATCTACAGCAACAGGGATTGGTGGTATTATGCAGCGGTCCTGGCGCCCCCTCATAGGCATGAGTTGTGCCTTAGCAATAGCTTGGGAATATGTATTAAAACAATTCATCATGTTTGTATTAGCTGCGTTCAGTATTGAACATGCACCTTTACCAGAGCTTGATATGGCGACTTTATTTCCTCTGGTCACAGCCTTGCTCGGGATGGCTGGTCTCCGCAGTTTCGAAAAAAGTAAACAGATTACAAAATAGTGCCTTACTTCGATTACGAAATAACTAAATTAATCAAAGAAAAAATATCTAATCTAGAAGACGAAATAACTTCTATGAACATTACCTCTTATGATGAATACAAATATTGTTTAGGAAAGCTCCATGAAATGCAGAAATTTCAAAGAGACTATAAAGAGATTGTAGAAAGGATCGGTAAACAAGATGAGTAAGCTTATTTTACCTGAAGGTTTTAATAAAAAACCTTCTACAAAAATAGAAGAGAAGAAAGAAGAAAGCAAAGGTCCTGCTTTAGAAAGAATACCTCAAGCGACAGGATGGAGAATAGTTGTTCTCCCTTATAAAGGGGTTGAAAAAACAAAAGGTGGTCTGTATCTTACAGATAAGGCTATTGAGGAACAGCAATTAACAACAAATGTTGGCTTGATATTAAGCATGGGTTCTGATGCCTATGCTGACAAAGACAAATTCCCCAACGGACCTTGGTGTAAAAAAGGTGATTGGATAGTTTTTGCAAGATACGCTGGATCAAGAGTTAAGATTGAAGGCGGAGAAATCCGTATTCTTAATGATGATGAAGTATTAGCAAAATTAAAAGATCCCAAAGACGTATTAACAATATATTAAGGAGATTAATATGGCTGAAGATAAAATGGTAGACCTTGATACCTCAGGAGAGGGTCAAGAGGTTGAACTTCAAGAAGAAGAATCTACTAGAAAAGACGAAGTTGAAGCTAAAGAAAATATTTCTGCAAGCGAAGAGACAGTAGAGGAATCTTCAGAAGATAATAGAGATGATGATTCTAAAGAAGAAGGTTTAGATAAATATTCTAAAAATGTTCAAAGAAGAATCAAAAAACTATTAGATAAAGTAGAGAGAGCTGAAAAAAGAGAACAGGAAGCTCTTAACTTTGCACAAAGCGCGAAGAAAAAATATGATGAGTATGAGAAAAAAATAAAATCATTAGATGAAAACTATTTGAGTGAATATGAGACAAGAGTTCAATCTCAAATAGAACAAGCTAAAAAAGCTTATCAAGACGCTTTGTATAATAATGATGTAAATGCTCAAGTTGATGCTCAAAGAGCTTTAACAAGACTTGCTATAGAAGAAGAAAGAGCTGTTGCTTCTAAACAACAAAGAGAACAGTTATTAAAGCAACAAGAAGGTTTAATGGCTGAAAGACAAACCGCTCAACAAACCGCTCCAAGACAACCTGACCCAAGGGCAGAACAGTGGGCAGAAGAAAATAAGTGGTTCGGTCAGGATGAAGCGATGACTTTTACTGCTTTAGCTCATCATAAAAAACTTTTAAAAGAAGGATATGACCCTAAAGCTAGTCCTGATGAATATTATGAAGAAATAAACTCTTATATGAAGAATCAATTTCCTCATAAGTTTAAGGAAGAAACAAGAGAACCTAAAGAAAAAGCTCCTCAAACTGTGGCAGGTTCTTCTAGAACATCAAAAACAAGCAATTCAAGAAAAGTGAAACTCACACCTAGTCAAGTAGCTATTGCAAAAAAACTTAATGTTCCACTTGAAGAATATGCTAAATTCGTATAGATTGGAGACAATATGGTAAATAAAACGCTTAGGTCTAGTGAGACAAGAGAAAAGACAGCCCGTAAAAAAGGTTGGACAAGACCTTCTTCATTAGACGCACCTCCTGCACCCGATGGTTACAAACATCGATGGATTAGGGCATCAGTCAGAGGTTATGATGACTATAAAAATGTCAGTGGAAAATTACGCGAAGGCTGGGAATTAGTCCGAGCTGACGAGTATCCTGATTGGGAATTGCCTACCATTGAAGATGGTAAACATGCTGGTGTTATAGGGGTAGGTGGGTTGCTGTTAGCTCGTATGCCAGTAGAAACAATTGAAGAGCGAAACGCTTATTACAGAAGTCTAACCGAAGGCCAGAAGAGGGCAGTCGACAATGATCTACTGAAAATCGAGGATCCACGGATGCCGATCAGCAAACCCCAAAGGCAAACCAAAGTAACTTTTGGTACAGGTAACAATTCGTAATCGGCACGGTTTGTTAAACGACCAATATTAACAACGTATTACAAAGGAGTAATATTATGGCAAACTTAGACGCACCATTCGGGTTTAAACCCGTAATGAAGACAGGTGGCGGCGTTTCTAACCAAGGGCAAACTGAATATACAATTGCCAATGGTGAAGCATCAGCTATCTTTCAGGGTGATCCAGTCAAGCTTGTTGCTAATGGTAACATTGATGTTGCATCTGCTGCTGGTGATACTATTGTTGGTATTTTTAACGGTTGTTTCTACACAGACCCAACTACACAAAAACCAACTTATAGTAATTATTATCCAGGTAGCATTGCAGCAAGTGATATTGTGGCACAAGTTGTTGATGACCCAAATCAACTGTTCGAAGTTCAATGCAACGGAACAGCAACAGCTGCTAATGTAGGTGAGAACGCAGAAACTTCTTACACTGCTGGTAGCACAAAGTCTGGTATTTCAAAAGCTGAAGTTAATACTTTCGCATCAAACGCTAGCTCAACATGGATTATCGTAGGTCTTTCAAAAGATCCAGATAACGATGATACATCTGCTGCTAACGGTAATGTGATTGTAAAACCAAACCTTCACTTCTACACAGGCGGAAAGGCAGGGGTATAATCCATGGCTATTTCAAGATCCCAACTCGTTAAAGAGTTAGAACCAGGTCTAAACGCTCTGTTTGGAATGGAATACAAAAGGTATGAGCAAGAGCACAGAGAAATCTTTGATCAAGAATCTTCTGATCGTGCATTCGAAGAAGAAGTAATGTTATCAGGTTTCGGTTCTGCTCCAGTTAAAACTGAAGGCTCAGGTATCTCTTATGATACTGCTGCTGAAGCTTATACTTCTCGTTACTCACACGAAACAATTGCATTAGGTTTTGCTATTACAGAAGAGGCAATCGAAGACAATCTTTATGATCAGCTTTCTTCTCGTTATACAAAAGCTCTTGCAAGATCAATGGCAAACACAAAGCAAGTTAAAGCTGCTGATGTATTAAACAATGCATTCGCTTCTGGTGGTGCAGCTGGTACAAATCCAGGTGGTGACGGTGTATCTTTAATTAACACACAACACCCACTTGCAGTTGGTGGTACTTTCTCAAACAGATTAGCAACTGATGCTGATCTTAACGAAGTATCATTAGAGCAAGCTTTAATTGATATTGCTGCGTTTGTTGATGAGCGTGGTCTAAAAATCGCAACTCAAGGTAGAAAACTGATTATTCCAAAAGAATTACAGTTTACTGCTGACAGATTGATGAACTCTGTTTTAAGAACAGGTACAGCAGACAACGACATCAATGCTATCAGAAACATGGGAATGATTCCTGAAGGTTATGTAGTAAATCACTTCTTAACTGACACAGATGCATTCTACATTAAAACTGATGCACCAAATGGTCTAAAGCACTTCGTGAGAACTCCTCTTTCAACAAACATGGAAGGCGATTTCGACACAGGTAACGTAAGATACAAAGCTAGAGAGAGATACTCTTTTGGTTTCTCTGATCCTAGAGGTATTTTCGGAACTTCAGGCGCTGCATAATAATTAAATAAACACTAAGAAGGGCGTATGTCTTTGACTGCGCCCTTTTTTTATGTCATAGTATAATCCTAGCATAACAAGTCACATAAACTGAGCTAGCAGACGGTATAGAGATTATGTGGCAAGGTCTATACAACCGAGGAGGTTTATTATGGCAACAACTACATTTACAGGCCCAATCGTAGGTCTAAATGGTGTGATCGCTGGTCCAAATCCTAATGCATCAGGAACAGATCAGGGTGGAACTACACCTTTTACAAGAACAAGCAACACTGTTATTACATCAGGAAGTACATCTTTAGTTGCAGATGTAAACGAAGGTGTAATGATGTATGTGCAAGATGGTGCTAACGGAGCTGCTGTTATCGCTTTTTCAGACGGAACATCTTGGTTAAGATGCGACACACTTGCTAATATATCATCAACCTAATATTAACAACTCTGCGTGGGGGAGTAATGTCCCCCCGCCAAGATAGGAGTAAAAAATGGCAAATACAGTAACAGGTCCTTCAATTCAGTTTCAGGGGGACAGAAAATTAATCAACACTTGTTTTGTGTCTTGTGATGGTGGAAACACTAGCTCAATCACATTAGTAGATGTTTCAGCTTTAGCTACTAATAAAGCAGGCGAGGCATGTACAAGAGTTGGTTTAAATAAAATATGGTATAATGGAGCAGGTGCAGCAAATGCTTCTGCAACTTTAACTTGGGATGCAACTTCAGATGTTCCTTTTCTTTCATTAAACTATGACAATGAATTTGATTTCTCTAGCTTTGGTGCTTTACAAAACACAAAAGCTTCTGGATACACAGGAGATGTTAAATTAGAGATTCCTGCTACAACAGTAGCTGGTCAGGAAGTCACAGTTTGGTGTGAGTGGATTAAATATTATGATTAAACATGGATATAAAAACTTCTGTTAAATCAGGGAATTTTCGCCCCACTAAAAAAGGGGCGGGAATGACTCAAAAAGGTGTTAAAGCTTATAGAAGAGCTAACCCAGGATCTAAATTACAAACAGCAGTCACAGAGAAAAATCCAAGTGGATCTAGAGCAGCAAGAAGAAAATCTTATTGTGCTCGTTCAGCAGGACAAATGAAACAGTTTCCTAAAGCAGCAGCAGATCCTAATTCCAGATTAAGACAAGCGAGAAAACGCTGGAGATGTTAAATGAAATACTTAGCTTTATTATTGTTTTTATTATTTTCTTGTACTTTTACAGTAGATTCTAATGCAGAAACCAACACTGTTTCATCAACTGTCACAGGCACTACAACAGTGGATAAGGCACCATCAACAGCTTCTGCTCCTTCAGTCATTGTCAACAACCAAGATGTCTGCACGACAGGAGCGTCAGCTGCGGTGCAAACACAGATTTTGGGTATTGCTGGAGCGACTGTTAATACGGATGAGAATTGTGAAAGATTAAAATTATCTAGAGCTTTATATGGCATGGGCATGAAAGTCGCTGCCGTATCTGTTTTATGTCAAGATCCAAGAGTCTTT